AAACTAGCTCGCCTTTTGTTACCAACCTTTTTACTAGGTGCTTTAAGATTGCCTCCAGTTGCACGATTGTATGATGCACGACCTTTAGCATTCAAACCACCCGAGGGGTTTTTACCTTCTTTACGTTGCCATGCTGGTGATTTAGCCATTATTTTTTCCTTACTGTCATAGCTGCTCTTTTAAAATTTGCAGCAGTTGGTGCACCTTTAGCACCTTTCTTTTTCATTTTACCACCACGCTTTCTTTTAGCATGGATGTTAGCATATAGTCCTTTTCTCATTATACCTTCTTAGCTAGTTTTTTATTTATTTTTCTTTGAACACCTTCTGGTAATTTAGAAAAACCTTTATACTTTTTCTTCATACCATTTGCTTTCTTTTTTACTTTCATTTTACCGTAATGTCCTGGCATTAGCTGTACCTCCTATACTTAGCTGTTTTTTTTGCAATCCCTTTCGGTTGTTTCACAAACTGTTTTCCCTTCTTTGTTCCTTGGCGTTTTGCTTTTGTCGTTGCCGCATACTCCGCAGATGACATTGCCTTGATAGCTTTCTCTGGTAAATATCTTTCTCCAGTTTCTGAAGATTTTTTTCCAGATTTTGTACGCCATTTTTGCTTGCCCCATGCTTTTAAACTACGCTGACTTTTTGCGAGTGCCATATTTTTCTCTCCAATAATTTTTTCTTTCAAGTAATCTAATTTTATATTCTAGATTATCTATACCTAATATTTTTTTAATAAAACTTAACATTACTTATAGCCTCCACCTGCTTTCTTATATCTAGCTGCTAAAAGCTGTGCTTTTCTAGCTGACCATTGTCCAGGATTTCCACCCTTTGATCCAGCCATTATTGAATTGAACA